TGCCGGGCGCGCTGGACGGCCACCGAGAGGGCGAGCGTGTACGCCATGGCGCGGCCCTCAGATCGCCAGCGCCATCCGCTTGAAGAAGACGAGGAACGTCAGCCACTCGGCCGCGGCGAGCTCGCGCGCCGCGCCGGCCGACGACCAGAGCTGGACGTCCAGTCGCCGGTTGGCCGCGTCGTACGAGATGGAGTCGACGGTCGTGTTCTTCAGCGCGCCGGTCGCCGTGGCCTGCTTGCCCGGCTCCGGGAAGCCCATGAAGTTGCCGGGATTCTCGGCCCACGTGAAGCGGTAGTTGCCGACGCCGAGCCGCGTCACCGTCACGCCCTTGCCGATCTCCTTGGTCGGCGCGGACGCGCCGGTGCCCTGGATGCGGAGCACGTGCTTGGTGACGTTCGGATCGGTGGCGAAGTCTTCGAAGGCGTCTTGACCCATGGTGCGGCTCCCTTCAGATCGCGATCACGCCCTGGGCCACCGGGTCCACCTGGACCAAGTTCCCCCAGGACACGCCGCGCGCCTCGATCGCCATCGCCGAGCTCTGGCGGAGCGACGGCAGGCCGTCCTCCTCCCAGATGTGCGGGTAGCCCTCGAGGGTCTTGATGTACTGCGACCCCGCGCGCGACACGCGCCCGCGGTTCATCGGGCAGTCGGGGTCCGCGTAGACCTTCATCCGGCCGGCCGGCGTGTCGATCATCGCGTACTGGAAGCCGTACACGAACTGCCCGCCCTGCTCGTACTCGACCTTCGCGCCCTGGCGACGGACGACCTCCCAGAGGCGGACCGGGTTGAGGAACGCCTGGTCGACGTTGTGCGAGCGACCGGCGCGCGAGATGAACGTCGCGACCAGACCGAGGTTCTCCTCGATGGTGGTCGACGTGTCGTTCACGCGCGAGCCGGCGTAGCGGGTGACGTTCGTGCTGCGGTCCTTGCCGCGGAACGAGTCGCCGCCCACCGGCGCGGTGAGCGGGGTGCAGACCTCCATGCCCTCGATGCACGTGCCCGGCTCGGTCGCGCGGAACATGAAGTCGGAGTTGGCGAAGGCGGTGATGGCGCCGGCGTTGACGAGGGTCACCGTGCCGGTGATCTCGTCGACGCCCGCGACCTTCGTGGTGCCCGCTCGGAGGCCGGTGATGCCGTCCGCGCCGGTCGAGGCGCCGACGGTCATGCCCTCCTTGAAGTTGCGGGCGTCGTTCGCGTCGACGAGCGTCACGACGTTGCCCGCGATGGACGCGCGCTGTCCGCGCACGCCGCTCTTGTCGCGGTAGAAGTCGAACGCCAGCGCGTCGCCGAACTCGACGAGGACGTTGTCCGTCTCCATCGTGACGAGGTCGAAGAACGCGCCGCGATCGCCGCGGGACGCCGCCGCCGCCTCGCCGTCGATGACGATGTCGGCGAACTTGGACTGGCGCGTCGCGGTGAAGAGCAAGCCCTTGCTCGTCTCGGCCGCGGTCTGGGCGCCGGCGAACGTGCCGCCGATGCCCTGTGGGTTTCCGGAGCGGATGGTGTACGCGAAGTTCGCGCCGACGAAGCCCCCCTCCTTGGGCATCATCGTGTACCAGACGTGATCGCGGGTCGTGAGGTCCTCGACCTGCTTCTGCGAGTAGTTGGTCTTGTAGATGAACGCAACGGTCGTGAGATCGGACGCCATGTTGGCTTCTCCCGTCCCCGACGGCGCGGATCGCGATCAGTCGAACTCGCCGGACTCCCCGCGCGCGATGAACTCGGCGCGACGATCCCGCGAGGCCGACGGACGCTTCCCGTCCTCGGTTCGCTGGGCTGCCTTCGCCGACTTGTCCTTTTCGGCGTTCGATGCGTTCTCCTTCGACTTCTTCGCCGACCCGATCAGGGCCGGAACGTCCACCCCGAGCTCGGCGAGCTCGGCGCGGCGATTCTTCTCGTACACGCGCAGGAGGTCCTTGACGCTCGGCAGCTCGCCGGCGCGATCGAGGTGGTCCTTCGCGATGTTCTGCAGTGCCGCGAGCGCGCCCTTCGGCGACTTCTCGAGGTGGCGCGCCAGGAGCGGCAGCTTGTCGGCGCCGTACTTCTTCGCCGCGCTCACCGCGCCGTCGAAGTAGTCGGTGAGGTGCCGCTGCACCGCCGTCTGCTGCTCGCGGTCCTTCTCGCGCTGCTCGTACGACTCGAGGCGCTTCTCCAGCGTCGACATCTTCTCGCCGGACTCGCGCTCGCGGGCGAGCCGTGCGGCCGCCTCGCGGTGCTCCTTGTTCTTCGGGTCCGAGGCGGCGGCGGGCGAATGCGCGTACGCGATCCGGGCCACCACGTCGAGATCGTCGTCGACGAACCCGCCGTACTTGAGCCACGCGATCGGATCGTGCTTCGCGCGCGCGCGCTGCTTCTCGTGGTCGTCGATCTTGCCCTGGAGCTCGGCGTGCTTGGTCTCGGCCGCCTTGGCGCGATCCTCGGCGGCGCGAACGGTCTTGTCGGCGTCGGCGCGGATGCGGCGCTCGAGCTTCTTCAGCGCCTCGGCGCCCTTGGCGTCGACCTTGGGCGCGTCCTCGTCGTCGAGGTCGACGTCGTCCGACTCGTCGCCGTCCAGGTCGGGCAGGTCGACGTCGTCGAGCTCCGGCGTGGCCTCGACCTTGGCCTTCTCGGCAGCCTTGGGCGCCGGCGCAGCGGCCGGCTTGGCCTTGGGCTCCTCGCCGATCGGGTCGGGGAACGCCGCCAGGAACGCCGCGCGGGCGTCCGGCTTCGCGGCCCCGTTCGGAGCCGCCGCGTTGTTCGTGCCGTTGATCGGTGCCTCGTCGCCCATGTGCGAGCGTCATGCTCGGGCCGGGGCGTCGGGCGTCGGGATTTCTAAGCGACGGCCTGCGCGGCGCTCGGGGCGAACGCGGCCTGCGGCGTTCCCGCCGGCGGGGCCGCCTGGCCCGGCATCGGCATCGCCCCGGGTGCAGGCATCGCGGCGTTGGCGTTCGCCGCGCCCTGCTGCGAGTCGAGCCAGGCCGCCGTGACGACGAACTGCCGCACGCCCTCGAGCACCTCCTCGGGCGCTCCGTCGTCGCGCCAGATCAGGTACTGCATTTGTCCACGCCACACGCACATCTTCAGATTCATGAAGGGTTCCGGCACGACCAAGCCGCCGTCCGCGATCATCTCGAGCGAGTGCTCCACGTTCTCGAGCGCCGCCGTGTACAGGCTCAGCGCGCGCTCGAGGTCGGGGTGCGAGATCAGCCGGCGCGCCTCCTCCTGCGAGATGACGCCCGCCTGCGCCCACTCGAGCACGGTCTGCTCGCGGCCCGCCGGCGTGTCCTGCAGCGTCGAGGCCGCGGCCAGCTGGATCTTCACGTCGCCGAGGTCGACGTCCTTCCATTCGATCTTGCGCGAGCCGAACCGCGTGCGCCGGAGCATCTTCGGCGCGGCGTCGCCGAGTCGCTTGCACGCGCCGATCAGAAGCAGCACGACGTCGAGCACGAACCGCTCGAAGCGCTTCTCCTGGGGCGCGAACCGCTGCGTCGTCTGGTCGCGGTACTCGCGCAGCGCGCGGCCGCTGTCGAGCCCGGCCGGCTTGTAGCTCTGCGCGGCGAGGCGCGACACGCCGCTCTCGTTGAACGCGCGCTCGCTGATCATGTCGAGGTGCTCGAACACCTGGCCGGACACGGGCTGCGGCGCGATCGTGGTCGGACGCTCGCCCTTGATCGGCACGACCGTCCCGATCTCGTTGGTCGTCTTCACGGCGAGGTTCGCGTCGACCATCGAGACGTACGTCGTCGGGTTGGCCATCAGGTCGAGCGTCTTGTCGATCTGCCAATGCCGCTTGTTGACGACGCGCTGGTGTCCGGCGATGCGCTCGACGAGCGAGATGCCGTACACGCTGCCGGCGCGCTCCTCCCACACGACGCGCGCGATCGGGAACTCGTCCTCGGTCCATTCCTCGTCGACGAGGTCCTTGCCGTCGACGCAGCGCGTGTGCCGCCCGGCCCGGTAGCCCTTGGTGCCCTTCGCGCCGACCGGGCGGTACCAGCTCTCGACCTCGACGACCTCGTGCTCGGCGGACGGGCCGCGGTTGCCGCGGCGGAACGTGTCGACCATCTGCCGCCCCGCGTTCATGATCTCCTGCTCGAAGTCTGGGAACTCGGCGATCAGCTCGTCCTTCGACACGTTCGGCTTGCGCCAGTGCAGCTGCCGCGGCTTGCCGAGCGCGCGCGTCTCGAGGTCGTCGACGTAAACGTCGTCGGCCATGACGGGCTGGCAGATCAGCCGCGCGCCGGGACGCTCCATCGCGGCGATCCAGCCGGAGCCCTTCTTCTCGGCCTCGCGAAACGCGGTCTGCGCCGCGCCCATGACGCCGTAGGTGTCCATCAGCGCCTCGGAGTACCACTCGAGCCGCTTCGCCGTGCGCTGCGTCGACCAGTCGGCGTCCTTGGTCTGGATGCGCGGGTCGACGTCGACCGTCGCGATCGCGGCCGCCACGGTGTCGACGTTCGACGCGGCGAGGTTCTCCGTGACGTTCTGCATCGTCTGGTCGCGCGCGTACATGCTCGTCGCGGCCGCATTGTTCGGGTCGTACAGCGCCTCGAGCTTGACCATCCGCATGAACGTCGCGGACTGGCGCGCGTCGATCTCGCGCACGGTGCGGAACACCTCGCGGTTCGCGTCGCCCTTGCCCGCCTTCCACCAGACCTGGTTCGCCGTCACGAATCACCGTCCGTCGGCGGTCGCGGTTCGCCCCACGGCAGCCGGGTGCCGCGCGGCAGGCCGAACGTCTCGGGATCGTCGAGCGGATCGACCGGCTCCGGCGCGGCCGCGCGCTTGTCGATCACGACGAGCTCGGGCATCCTGGGGATCGCCGGCGCGAGCGTCGCCTGCAGATCCGGCAGGCCGACCGACAGCACGCCCGCCTCCCGCAGCCTCGGGGCCATCTCGAGCAGCAGCTCGAGCGCGGCACGATCCAGGTCGACTCGCGTCATGCGAACGGATCGTCGAAGAAGGACGGCGCGCGGTGGGATTCGTAAACGTTCCGCGGGGCGCGCGGCGTCGGTTCGTCCGGCGAGCTCGGGGGCTGGACGGACGGCTGATGGGCCGGGCGTTCACCCTCGCGGCGGTCGGACAACAGCAGCGGCGCGAGGACCTTGCGCGCGTAGATCGCCGCGTCGGTCGAGTGATTCGCCTGCGCCTTGTCCTCCTTGACCAGCCGGTACTCGTCCTCCTTCCACCGCAGCTGCTGGAGCTGCTGCTCGAGGACCGAGCCCTTCAGCACCTTGACGCGGCCGTCGACCAGGTCGCCGTTGAACAGCTCGATCGCGCTGTGCTTCTGGCCGGGCGCTCGTTCCGCCGCGACGCACTTGATCCCGTACACGTTCGACAGCTCGTCGACGAAGTTGCCGCCGAGCTGCGCGGCGTCGACCACGATGCCGTTCGGCCAGCCGATCGCGCCGAACAGGCCGCCCGGGCGATCGTGGTCGAGCTCCTCGCCGAGCATGTGCTGCGCGATCGTCTTGGCGTACATCTTCGGGCGCTCGAACTCGTGGACGTGATAGAGCGTCCGCGACGGGTCGGACGGCGAGACCGCGAACACCTGCAGCGCGAACGGGTCCTTGCTGCCGAGGTCGACGCCGACGCCGTAGTTCCAGTCGTCGTACTCCGCCGGGAGCCGGGCGATCCGCAGCGGTCCGACGCGCTCGGGGTCCCACTGGTTCCACGGCTTGCCGTCGACGTGCGGCCGGTACGTGTAGACCGTCGTCGTCGCGTCCGTCGCCCACCGGCCGAGGTACTCCCGCTGCCAGATCGGGTTGTCGTCCGTCCAACCGTTCGTCCGCTTGACCTCGAGCGCGGCGTTCCAGTTCGCGACGATCGCCGGGTAGCGGGCCTGGGCGTCCGGCAGCGCCGCGACGTCCTCGTTCGTCCAGTGGTGCGAGCTCCAGCCCTTCCAGTCGGCGTACTCCGGGTCGGAGCGGAGCGCGTACGGGCGGTGCGTCGGCGAGCCGGGACGGGTGCACTCGTAGAACCGGCCGCGCAGCTCGTGGCCCGGCGTGCCGGTCATGCCGAACCAGCCCTGCCGCTCGCCGAGGCGTGGCGTGATGATGCGGTCGACGAACCAGTCCAGCAGGTCCGGCGGGAACGACGCGACCTCGTCCATGCCGACGCCGTCGAACGGCTGGCCGCGCAGCTTGTCCATCTCGCGGCGGTCGTCGGCGCCGAACAGCTTGAGGCGTGCGCCGGTGCGCTTGAACGTCATGACCTTGCCGACCTCCTTGAAGTCGACCTCGTCTAGAACGCCCAGCGCTTCGCAGGTCGCTTTCGCCGGGTCCCACAGCAGGTCCACCGCGGCACCGAGCGTCGTCGTGACGTACACGAAGCGGCCGCGGACCACCCTCGCCATGCCGCGGATGAACTTGGCCTTAAGCGCCGTGGTCTTGCCGCCGCCGCGCCCGACCAGCCACGTGAAGAACCGCGCCGGATCCTCGAGCGCGTCGCGCTGCCACGGGTGGCAGTCCGCGAGGAGCGCGTCGCCGATCTCCTGCGCCCATCGTTCGCTCGGCGAGATGACGAGCCGCGAGCGCTTCTGGCGGTCCCAAGGCTTCAAGTCACGCGACGATGCGCGGCGAATCGCGATGGGCGGGCGTTCTTACGTCGCGCGGTACCGGTGAAGGCGTCGGTGTTTCATGCCACCCAGAGGAGTTGTGAGTCGCGGGATCTCCCCGCGCACCATGCCGACGCCCTCGCCGCTGCCGCGCGGCGTCGAGCTACGCCCGCACCTTCCAGTTCAGCACGTGCTCGCGCGGCACGAAGAACGGTTCGCCCGTCCCATCGCGCCGCGGATCGTGCGTCGTGATCGCGAACGCGCCGATCGCGGGCAGGAACCACAGTTCCCACCAGACCTGGCCCTCGTTCACGTCGGGCGGCCACGTCACGGACGACGCGGCGCCGCCCTTGTTCGGCACGTTCTGCGGCTTGTCCTTCACGAACTGGATCTCGCGCACCGGGATCGGTTCGCGGCCGTCGTACTTGATCTTGGCGGGCTTGGCTGGTTGGTCGGTCACGTCGTTCTCCTGTCGATGATGGGGGCGTTGCGCGCGCGGATCGAAGCCCAGCGCGCGAGCGGAAACTTGGTGCGGAACCAGCCGGACGCGTCGTCCGTCGCGGGCGTGCGGCACGCGTAGTCGAGCCGGCGGTCGGGGTGGATGCCGAGCGCTCGCACCAGCGCACGCCCGAACCCGCGGCGGCGGTACGCGTCCTTGACGTACGCGTAGTACACGAGCGGCGGCGTCCCGGACGGAAGTCCCGCCGCGAAGCCGTAGAGGTCGTAGTCCGGCTCGGCCGGATCGTACGCGACGACCGTCCGCACGCCGGGCGTCGCGAGCGCGCGCTTCAGCTCGGGCAGCATCACCGCGTACCAGCGCTCGTCGGCGATGAACCCGGCGGTCGTGCTCTTGCGGAACGAGCGGGCCCACGCGTCCGTGATGAAGCGCAGCTCGGTGTTGTCCGGGCGGTCGACGACGTCGGCGGGTCGGAAGGCGATCATGGCCGTGCCTTGGCGCTCGGCCACGCGAACGACCGAAGTTGCAGCAGACCGTCCGCGATGTCGCGGTTGATCCTCTCAATCCATGCGAGCCGGTTCCGCATGGTGGTCTGCGACGCCGGAACGCACGGCTGCGTGTTGCCGCTCACTTGCCCGGCTCCGGCGCGTGCAGCACGCGCTCGACCCGCTGCGCCTGGTCGCGCCGAACGGTCGCGCGATCGTGCTCGGCCCACTGCTTGCGCCGCTTGGCCTTCCACTCCGCGATCGGCATGCCCTCGCCGAGCTCGCGCGTGTCCATCGCCATCGGGTGCGGCTTGTCGGCCGGGCGGCCGCGCACCACCGCGCCGCGCTGCGGCTTGTACAGCGGCGCGCTGATCGTCCAGGGCGACGGGGCCGAGCAGTCCGGGCAGGGCAGCGCGTCCGGCATCAGGATGCGCTCGACGGTCGCCTCGAACCGGCCGTGCTCGGGGCAGGCGTACTCGGCGACGATCGGGCCGCCGGCGCCGCGCGTGCGGACGATGAACGTCATCGGTCCCTCGGCACGCCGTACGGCTGGTAGCACTGGCCGAAGCCCGGGAGGACGTCGTCCCACGTCTCGACGAAGAACGCGCGGTCCGGGAACGCCGCCGCGATCTCCTGGCCGACCGCCTCGGCGCACTCGGGCGGCGCGAGCCGGACGTCGCGCTCCGCCACCGCGCGGGCAATCGAGGTCAGATCGTCGACGATGCGCTGGTACGAGTCGCGGCCGGAGCGCCACTCCAGCGCCGGCTCCATCGTCCAGCCGTTCGCCTGCACCGAGACGCGCACGTACACCTCGCGCGGCGGGCGGGGCGGTGGGCGACCGTACCCATACCGATCCAGTTCAGCCTCCTTGCGATCGAGCGACGCGTGCAGCTCGGCGCTCTCTCTCGCGATCAATTCCTCGAGCGCGCTCATCGCAACGCCTCCTTCTTGCGCTCCGCGCGGCGCTTGCTGGCATGGCGACACCGGCGACACACACGCTGGAGGAATCGACCGTTCACCGTCCGCCGTGCCGTGTTCGACTCGTCGTACTGATGGCCGTTGATGCACGTGGAGCGCTTGGCTGCATGCGCGGACGGTGCGTTGCCGCGCATTGTGTTTTCGCGTGAGGTGACCGGCTCGAGGTGCGCCGGGTTGCAACACATTGGCGTTCGACAGCGGTGATCGATTTGAAGCCCCGCTGGAATCTGACCGACGAGCGCCGCATACGCGAAGCGGTGCGCCGAGTGGAGACGGCCGCTGTGTGAGTAACGGCCATACCCCTTGATGTTGGAGCCGGCGGTCCATAACCAGCATCCCGAGTTTGGTTCCGGGATGCAGCGCTCCCAGAATGAGGACGGAAGTCTTTCGTCGAGGAAGCGCATTAGCCCAACACGCTCCGGCGCTCGTCGAGCTGCTGGATCTTGCGCACCAGCGACGAGCGACGATCGGGCGACAGCGTCCGCACGTGCGCGAGGATGGCCGCCTCGTCCACGCCGGCGGACTCCTTGCGCGACGCCGCGGTCGCCTTGCGCTGCTCGGCGGCGATCTTCGACAGGCGATCGGCCAGGACCGCGACGGCCGTGCCCTTCGTGACCTTCCGAGCGAGCATTCGGCCGGCGCGGAGGTCGGATATCTCGTCTCGGATGACGATCGCCGCGTCCGAGTACGCAGCGCCGACGATTTCCTCGAATGATTCTGGTGATTTGCTGGAACGCGTCATGACTCTGGCTCCAATTCGCTGGGAAAACTCAACGACGCC